ATATTCAATCTTCAGATCTTTCATGCTGGAGTGGTTGTCCCGCGAAGACGGGCTGAAGCGCTACGACAAGCTGCTCACGATGCGCGAACGTGAAGTTCGCTCGGCGTCCTCTCTGGCGACCCGTCTTCGAATCACCCGCCAGGCGACTGCCGATCCCAAGACAGTTGGTCGTGCCAACAACAATATGGCGCGGGAGAAAAAGCCCTGGGAAATTGATTAAGGCTCTTTGATGGCTAAAAAAACTATGACAAGAGCCGAGAGGAATATCCTCTGGTGCGAAAGAAACATCGTTATTCCTGAAGGCAAGTTCGTCGGCCAGCCACTGAAAATGGCTGAGTTTATGAAGGATGATTTCAGGGCCATTTTCGACAATAAGCATGGCACGCGCCGGGCGATCATCAGCCGCGGGCGCAAGAACGCCAAAACCGTTGAAACCGCCATGCTGATGCTGCTTTACCTGGTGGGTCCGGAGGCGGCGCCAAACTCGCAGCTGTATTCTGCCGCGCGCTCGCGTGACCAGGCGGCCATTCTGTTTAACCTTGCCTCCAAGATGTGCCGGATGAACCCAGTACTTATGCAGTATGTGGCGATCAAGGATTCGGCGAAGGAAATTCACTGTCCTGAGCTGGGCTCTTATTACCGCGCGCTGAGCGCCGAGGCCACTACCGCCTACGGTTTTTCGCCGCGCTTTGTCGCCCACGATGAGCTGGGGCAGGTACGCGGGCCGCGCGACCCGCTTTATGAAGCACTGGAAACCGCGACCGCCGCTCAGGATAACCCCATCTCCATCATTATCAGCACTCAGGCACCCGATGTGAGCGACCTGCTCAGCCTGCTGATTGATGATGGCCTGACCGGTGCTGACCCGCGAACGGTGGTCAGACTCCAGACTGCACCGGAAGACATCGATCCTTTCTCGGTTGAAGCCATCAGGCTGGCGAACCCGGCATTCGATGTGTTCATGAACCAGAAAGAAGTGCTGGACATGGCCGCCAGCGCGAAGCGCCTGCCGTCGCGCCAGGCAGAGTTTGAGAACCTGGTGCTTAACCGTCGCGTCGAGGCGAAAAGCCCGTTCGTCAGCCAGACCGTCTGGCACATGAACAAAGAAGAGCCTGACGATCTCACGGGTAAAACCGTGTGGGGCGGGCTGGACCTTTCCAGCGTGTCGGACCTGACCGCGCTGGTGCTCAATACAACACAGGGCGATGTGCACTGTAAGTTCTGGCTGCCAGAAGAGGGTCTTGTTGATAAAGCCCGAAATGACCGCGTGCCGTATGACATCTGGGCCAGGCAGGGCTTTCTTAACACCACGCCGGGTAAGGCTATTGAATATGCCTTTATTGCCCGCGAGCTGCGGCGCGTTTTCGACATCTGCAACGTCAGGGCGCTGGCGTTCGACCGCTACAACATGCGCTTCCTTCGCCCGCATCTCATCGACGCCGGTTTCACTGAGGCGGAACTCGAGCGGTTCGTGGAATTCGGCCAGGGTTTTGTCTCCATGTCGCCAGCGCTCAGGGAGCTGGAAGCTAAACTGCTCGGCGCGCAACTGAAGCACGGTAACCATCCCATCCTCGAAATGTGCGCCAAGAACGCCACGGTCATTACTGACCCCGCCGGAAACCGCAAGTTTGTGAAAGGCAAATCCAGCGGGCGCATTGATGGCATGGTTGCGCTGGCGATGTCTATCGGCGCGCAGACCAGCGATGAGGTAGAGGACCAGGGCGACGTCAACGATTTCATTTACAACTTTTTGAGCATCTAGCATGGCAGATACCGACTACAGCATTGACCTGCGGACACGATCGCCATTCTGGGCGCGCATGGCTGCAATTTTTACCGGCGGGCGCCTGGTGACGCCCGATAACGGCTCGCAGATGGCGGGCACGTCAGCGAGCGGCACCGTCGGGGATTCCATTGTAACGGACGAGCGTACGCTTCAGATCAGTACCGTCTGGGCCTGTATCCGGCTGATTTCCACCGTAACCGCCAGCCTCCCGCTGGATATCTACGAAACGAAGGACGGGCAGCGCAGCAAGGCGGACCCGAAACACCCACTGGCGCAGCTGCTGCGCTTCCGGCCCAATAACTTTATGACCGCGCTGGAGTTCCGCGAGGCCATGACCATGCAGCTCTGCGCGTACGGCAACGCCTATGCGCTGATTGAGCGCAACCGGGCGGGCGATGTAATCAGCCTGATCCCGCTGATGAGCGCCAATATGGAAGTGCGTCTGGAGGACAGGAAACGAATTGTCTACCGCTACCGGCGCGACACCGAGTACGCCGAGTTCAGCCAGAAAGAGATTTTCCACCTCAAGGGCTTTGGCTTTAACGGTCTGACCGGGCTTTCGCCGCTGGCGTTCAGTGCGAAAGCGGCGGGTGTTGCTATTGCCATGGAAGACCAGCAGCGGGATTTCTTCGCCAATGGTGCCAAGTCTCCGCAAATCCTGATGACAGATGGCAAGGTGCTCACTAAAGAGCAGCGCGGTCAGCTTGAGGAGAACTTCCGGGAAATTGCCGGCGGCCCGGTGAAGAAACGTCTCTGGATCCTCGAAAGTGGCTTTACCACCCAGGCTATCGGTATCAGCCCGCAGGATGCACAGATGCTTGAAGCGCGAAAATTTGAGGTGGCGGAGCTGGCGCGCTTTTACGGCGTGCCGCCGCATCTGGTCGGGGATGTTGAGAAAACCACATCCTGGGGCAGCGGCATCGAGCAGCAGAATCTGGGCTTCCTGCAATATACCCTTAAACCCTACCTCGACCGCTGGGAGTACAGCATTGAGCGCTGGATTGTTAAGGAGTCGGAGCAGGGCTTTATTCACGCCGAGCACAACCTCGACGGCCTGCTGCGCGGCGACTCGGCAAGCCGTGCTTCGTTTATGCAGATCATGGTTAATAGCGGTATCCGCACGGTTAACGAAGTGCGAAGGCTGGACAACCTCCCGCCATTGCCTGGCGGCGATGTGGCGACGCGGCAGTCACAGAACATACCTATTACCGACCTCGGAACAAACAACGGGCCCCGCAATGACGGGGCCTGACTTTTATGGGGGCCAAGATGCCTGACATTCATAAAACGCTGGCGTTCGACCAGACCGAAATCAAGTTCACCGGCGACGGCAGCAAAGGGACCTTTGAGGGGTATGCCTCGGTGTTCAATAACACCGACTCCGACGGCGACATTATTTTACCTGGCGCTTTCGCTGGCGTGGTCGCGAACCAGAGCCGCAAGGTGGCGATGTTCTTTAACCACCAGACGCGCGCCATCCCTGTCGGCAAGTGGGATGCCATGCACGAAGACGAGAAGGGGCTGTTTGTCCACGGGCAGCTCACTCCCGGGCTAAGTCTGGCCGAAGACCTGAAGGCTGCCATGCAGCATGGCACTGTCGAAGGGATGTCGGTTGGGTTTTCTGTCGGCCCTGACGATTACACAGTCGGCACTACCGGCCTCATCTTCAAAAACATCTCCTACCTGCGGGAAATCAGTGTCTGCACGTTCCCGGCCAATGAGCTGGCGGGCGTGATCGCCATGAAAAGTATCGACAGCATCAAAACCATTCGTGACGCGGAGGCGTGGCTGAGGGATTCAGTCGGTCTTACGCGCGCTGAAGCGCAGGCATTTATCGCCCGCGTGAAGTCCGCAGGTCGAAGCGAGTTCGACGGCGGCGACATTGACGCGCTGACGCAGCGCATTACTTCCTTTGCCGCTACCCTGCGGACCAATTAACGGAGCTATCCATGAGTGAATTAGCAACCCTTCAGAAAGCGATTGAAAATTCCCAGACTGAAGTAAAAAACCTGATCGAAGAACAGCGCAAGGCCATTCAGGAGAACGGGCAGATTAACAAGCAGCTTCAGGAGGACCTGACCAAAGCCCAGGACGAACTGAAGTTATCCGGCCAGCGTCTTTTCGACCTCGAGCAAAAGCTTGCCGGCAACGCGCCGGATCAGACTGCCAGTAAATCTTTCTCTGAGCGTGTCTCTGAAGAGCTCATCAAAAACTGGAACGGTGATCGCGCCAAAACGAAAGTGACCAGCTTTGATAAAGCACTCGGCTCAGGTGCGGCCTCTGCTGGCGCACTGGTGCAGCCGCAGCAGGTGCCGGGCATCCTCACGCCGGGCCTGCGCCGCCTGACCGTCCGCGACCTGCTGGCGCAGGGGCGCATCACCAGTAACGCTCTGGAATACGTCCGTGAAAACATCTTCACCAACGCCGCGGCGCCGGTGGCAGAAGGTGCCCTGAAGCCGGAAAGTAACCTCACTTTCACCAAAGAAATGGCGAACGTGAAAACCATCGCGCACTGGATGCAGGCATCCCGCCAGATTATGGATGATGCCCCGGCGCTCCAGTCCTACATCAACTCCCGCATGATGTACGGCCTGGCGCTGGTGGAAGAAAACCAGATGCTCAACGGTGACGGTACCGGCGATAACCTGCTGGGCCTTAACACGGTGGGCACTGACTACGAAACCGAGCTGAACGCGAATGGCGACAATGGCGCGGATATTCTCGCCCATGCCATCTACCAGGTATCGCTGAGTGAGTTCGAAGCGGACGGCATTATCCTGAACCCGCGCGACTGGCACCGCATCGCGCTGCTGAAGGATGCTAACGGCAACTACATTCTGGGCGGCCCGCAGGCGTTTGCCTCGAAAGTTCTGTGGGGTCTGCCGGTGGTTTCCACCACCGCGCAGGCGGCGGGCACGTTCACCGTCGGCTCGTTCGGTCTGGCGTCTCAGGTCTGGGACCGTATGGATGCCACCATCGAGATCAGCAACCAGGACCGCGATAACTTCGTGAAGAACATGCTGACCATCCTGTGCGAAGAGCGCCTGGCGCTGGCGCACTACCGCCCGGCGGCAATTGTCACCGGCAGCATGACCGTTTCCTCTGGCGCATAACAGAAGGGCGCGGTCAGCAATGGCCGCGTTTACCGCATGAAAATTAAAGCACTCCGTATGTTCTCGCACTACCACCTCGGCACCGTTTCACAGGGGGAAACCCGTACCGTGAAAAAGGATATTGGCGAGGTGCTTGTGAAAATGCATCTGGCCGTGGAGGTTGAACCCGAAAAGGTGAAGCGCTCCACTCCTGAACAGCCTGAACAGCCTGAACAGCCTGAACAGCCTGAACAGCCTGAACAGCCTGAACAGCCTGAAAAAGCAAAAGCCGGGGGTAAAGGTGGAAATAAGCGCGGAGCAGATGGCGCAGATAAAGACGCATCTGAGAGTTGACAGTGACGCTGAGGATGCGCTTATCGCTGCCTATGCATCAGCGGCCGTCGATTACGTTGAGCAGTTCTGCGACGGCGCGCTGGTGGTAACGCTGACGCCGCCAGCGGAAGATAAAGAGCCTCCTCGTGAGGTTCTTTTTACTTCCGGCATTTGGGCGGCAATGCTGTTGCTGATTGGTCACTGGTATGCAAATCGTGAGGCCGCAGCGCAGAACCTTACGGAAACGCCGTTGGGCGTTGAAGCTTTGCTGCTACGACACAGGAGATGGCACTGATGGCCTGCTCCGGATGCGCCGCCCGGCGAGAATGGCTGAAAAACTGGATGAAAATCGCCTATGAACGAGCAACAGGTAAACCAGCTGCTGACTGCAATGGCAGCCCAGACAGCAGCGATGAACCGACTGGCGGAGTCAAACGAGGCTCTGACGGCGGTGATCTACCAGTCAATGGTAGTGGAGGAGAGTGAAGCTGATCTTCCACAGCACACTTACCTTAGCAGCAAGCCCAGGGGTTGAGTATGCAGGCCGGAAAGTTCAACAAGCGCATCACGCTACAGAAGCCGGTTAAGACGCAGAGCCCGGGAACCGGTGCGGTCGTGAATGGCTGGGCTGATGTGACCGAACTATGGGCTAACGTTACAGATCTCTCCGCGCGCGATTTTGTGGCTGCGAAAGCAGGTCAGAACGAGGTAACGACGCGGATCACCATCCGCTGGCGTGATGACGTCACGGATAAGCACCGCATTCTTTACCGTGGACGCATTTATGACATTCAGGGTGTGCTGGAAGACGATAAAACCGGGCGAGAATATCTGACGCTGCCATGCTCCCGGGGGGTTAACGATGGCTGATGGCATTGATTTCAGCATAATCGGGATCGATTCGCTGCTGGGGAAGCTGGACAGTATAAATGATGACCTGCGGCGGCGCGGCGGGCGGGCGGCGCTCCGGCGCGCCGGCAACGTGATTGTCGATAAGGCAAAAGAGAACGCCAGCCGCATTGACGACCCTGAAACCGGGCGCAGCATTGCCGCGAACGTGGCGATGCGCTGGAACGGCAGGCTTTTCAAAACAACCGGCAATCTGGGCTTTCGCATTGGGGTTCTGCACGGCGCCGTGCTGAAAAATCATCCTGACCTCAGCGAGAACGCGCCGACCCCACACTGGCGCCTGATTGAGTTCGGTACTGAGAAAATGCGCGCTCAGCCTTTCATGCGCCCGGCGGCGGAAAGTAGTGTTGGCGAGGTGGTTAACGTGTTCGCCACCGAATACGAAAAGTCTATAGAGCGGGCCATTAAGCGCGCGCAAAAGAAAGGAGTGCCACCATGATCGCGCCTATCTTTTCCGTCTGCGCTGCCAGCCCGACGGTAACGGCGTTACTGGGAACCGACCCGGTGCGCCTCTATCCCTTCGGCCGCCAGGATGATGCTGTTGTTTACCCCTACGTTGTCTGGCAGAACGTCAGCGGCTCGCCGGAGAATTACCTCAAGCAAAGGCCCGATGTCGACTCGTTCACCCTGCAGGTAGATGCCTACGCCGACACGGTGGATGAGGTGATCGCCGTGGCCGCCGCGCTGCGGGACGCCATTGAGCCACATGCTT